ATCTTGTAGAGTTCGTCCATCTTTTCCTTACCGTTACGATCAACGAAGTCCTTGAGTTCGTAACACATAGAAGCGGTGAGCGAGAACATCGCAGAGATTTCTTTTGCTTCGCGAGGAAGAGTTTTGACTTTGCCGTTCAGAATGTCAGTCGGGTTAGGAAGTTTACCAGCAACCGCACGGTGTGCCATGAACTTGGTTGCGATACCATCGCCAACAGTACCTGCAATCAGGTCGTGTAGACGACTAACAGAGATAGCCTCACCTTCCTGAGGAAGCATCTGCGAAACGAAAGTCCAAGAACGCGGCGTAGCGAATGAACGTGATGCAGTGCGCGGATCAAAGTTGAACAAGTCCATCTTGTTCGAAGTCAGATAACCCACAACCTCAGCATCAATCTTGCTTTCAAGTGCCCAAGTCTGCCAATCTTCAAAGTCAACACCCATTTCAAGGTGAACAAAGCGGTTAGCAAGCGGTGACGGCATACGATACGCAACACCACGGTCGCTTTCACGGTTACCAGCAGCAACGATCAGGACGTTCTCAGGGAGACGGTAGTTACCTAGACGACGGTTCAGAATTAGCTGATACGCAGCAGCTTGAACCGACTGCGGTGCTTGGTTCATTTCGTCCAAGAACAGAACAACACAATCGAATTGATCAGCAAGTTCCTGAGTAGGAAGATCAGAGGGTGGAGCCCACTCCATGCGACCAGTAACTTCGTTGTAGAACGGAATACCGCGAAGATCAGTCGGTTCCATCAGAGCAAGACGCAGGTCGATCATATAACCGGCACGTTCTTGCGTGATGCTTTCGACAATCTCAGATTTACCGATACCGGGAGGACCCCAGATGAAGACAGGACGCTTGCGATTGAACGCATAGTTGATTTCAGCACGAACATCGCTCGGACGAACAACGCGAACATCCATATCCTGAGTAGAAACTTTTGCCATTGTAGAGAACCTTTCTTTCTGTTTGTCTCTGTGATCACTTAACTGTTATACTGTGATTCGTTGATTCTGTCAAGAAGTTTTTTTGTTCAAGTAAGCCCAAACTTGCTCAAGAACTTCGGTGTCATATGCTTCACTGAAAGCGTTGACAGCTTGAAGTCGATCAAGTTCAAGTTCAATCTGTTTGAATGCATGTTCAACATTCACGGTGTTGATGAAACGGACGTTGTTATCAACGATGCGAGTAACAGCAGCGTTACCAGCAGCAGTGAACATTCCGAAATCTTGGGCTTCAACTTGAATTGTCATGTTTTCTTCTCTCTCTTGACTACTCTATTAATATAGCATGATTCGCTGTATTGTCAAGTTTTATCGCAACTAAATAGTGGCGTAGGAGTAAATTTAATGAAAGAAAAATATCAATTCGAACGTCTAATAAAGAAACCGTGGCCATTTGGTAATACTCTTGTGAGATATGGTGCTGTTACACTAAATCAGTGGGAACCTGGGCCGATACCATATACATCACCTGATGATGTTGAACGATATAAAAAAAATGTAGATTTTTTAGTATCAAGGAACATAGGAGATTGGAGATGGTTATCTGAACCTATTGAATATCATTATAACAATTACAATTTTAGACATCCAGTTGATTTTGATGATGATTTTGATTGGAGTACCAAGACCGTGTTCTTGGGGTGTTCGTATGTTGAGGGATGTGGTAACAAGTATGAAGAAACCATACCCAGCTATTATGGTTCGCTTACTGGAGAGAATATTGTGAACATGGGATTTAATTCTGCTAGTAATGACGCCATATTCTATAATGCGTTGTGGTTAGCAGATAAAAAACCAAAGAAAATAATTGTACTTTGGACATACTATGAACGTTTCATGCATTTACACAAAATGAATGTTGGTGAAAACATATATGAGGATGTGACCCATTTCACTTCTGCTGTTTTAATTGGAGATGATGATTCTCATATATATAACAAATTCTATACACCGGAACGTATGCTTGACAATTCACACAACCGTATACTAAAAGCAATAAACCAGAATGCATTGAGTGCGATATTTGGTGATAGTATACATTTTTTTGATATTTTAGATCCGGAATTTTTCAACTTAGATGCATTTACATTATTACACACAAAAGACCAATTAGTAAAAGAGCTAACTGATGCCGGTGTACCTACGATGGAAATAGTCAATAAAGTGTACGCCAGAGATATATATGACATGGATCCGCCTGATATAAATCTATACGGTGGTCATATGGGACCTCTGGTAAACGAAACCGTTGCAAAACATATTATAGATGAAATCAATCGTTGAAACTTTTTAAGTCAACCCACGCGTCAAAATCTGAATCTAACAAAATAAATTCACTTGCTATGGATTGTTCGAAAAGATAAAGAGTTCCACTACTGTGCAAATAGTATGGGCTGTACATGTATCGATCAAGTTGTAGCACTTGTTTATTGGATACTTTACCTTGCTTACACGAAAGATTTAGTTTATAAACATCGAAATGCTTAGAAAGTAAATCTTTCCCAAATACTGTAACTCTGAAATGTTTTTCAGCATTTACGCCGGAGATAAAAACATCGTTAATTCGAATGTCTTTTCTTCCGGCATATTTGCCAGTGTTGTGATCATTTAGATATTTTATGATATCATGTTTATTCATCAAACTCGTCTAAATCTATCTTCTCGCCTTGGGTGAGAACATATACCTCGAACTTATCTGACTTAAATAACTTGTTAAGTCGCTGTGCAAGATTGATTGCATGGCCAGGGTTACTGAAGGATACTTTCTTATACTTAGGTCCTGGGAAGTTAACGAGGGAGTTTAAACTACGGAGGTTGATTGGCTCTCCATCAAAGAAAACCGCATAAATTGCTTCTGCCTTCAATACTTGCTCACTTCTGTAGCTTTTGTTATCTGTATGTTCAAGCAGAACTATTGGTTTGGGTCTTGCCATTGTGTCATCCTCGTATTACATCAATAGCGACTGTCATTTCTAACAATCGCTATCAGTATTTATCAAATATGTATTTTAATACGTAGTTATTACACGTTATCCGCTTCATCTAAAACGCGATTAAATTCACGTAGACGTTTGACAACTGATTGGAAGTCAACGATTGTTGTCCAACGATCAATAAAGTATGTTAGTGAACCTTCTACTCGTCCGAATGCATTTAGAACTTGAATAAGAACACCAAATGTGATTAACTGTGCAAAGTAACTATTTGCTAGTACTACTAGCGCAACGTTACCAGCAAGCATACCGAACGCTGTTTGCCATACGCTAAAGCCCATGTACCAGTTGAATAGACGATAGTAGTTACGTTTAACGGCTGCAAACATTGGGAACAAGTCTGAGGTCATACGCTCATTTAAATCGTCTTCGCTGTGTACTAGTTTCTTACGAAACTTTGCTTCGACTACTTGGTTGTTATATTCCAATCCTGGGAGTTTCAAACCTAATAAGAATGAAAGTAGTGTACCACCGATACTTAGGGTAAGTGCAATCCATACTAAGAAGCCTGGGATAATCTTGTCGCCCCACACTGGTAAGCCTTCACTTAGATTCCATAGAATTGGTAAGAATGCTGCGAGTACGAAAATCTTCGATACAAAGCCAGTGAATAGACCCTGTAGCGTCTTGCCGAAAATCATCAAGTCTTCTTGAATACGCTGTGAACCACCTTCGATTGTAGCAGTTGATGCTTCCCAACGCTTCAAGTAATAATGAGTATTAGCTTCACGCCATGCAAATGTGTAACGCTGTGTTTGCCATGTTGAGTATGTCGCAATTGGAACGTAGATGATTAGAATTTCTAAGAAACTTGGAACAAGATTTCCAGAATCCATGTTCAATGATGCGAAATCTATTAGTCTCGCAAAATTAAATCCCCAAAACAAATCCCAAAACTTTTCTTCTTGGAGAGTTTGCATTGCGTCATAGAAATCTCTGTTCCACGCGTTGTAGTATACTAGAATTTGAACTGAATACCAACCTATGAATAGCAACCACGCCAACATTAGCCAAGCATACAGAAATTTATCTTTTGTCAAAAAGAAACTTTTGAGCATAGTTTAGGCCTCCTTCGCTTTATAAACCTCCTTCGAGGTTTGTGCCTGAATATCCCCAAAAATTCTTATAGTGTGTTGCTATGCTGATTAGACCTGGTTTTATGTTAAAGTCATTTGGTTGTAACCAATACATTGCGGCGTTGGGGATTTGAATGAATAGTTTTCTAACTTCTGGATCTTCTACGCCCAAATCTTGTAATAGTGTTAGTAGATTTGCTGCGGTACGTAGCGTTGATGATTCTACTTGTGTAGGATGCATACGTACAATTTGATCCGCTGGTGTGCCAGGTCCGTGAATACCGAAATAAACATCACCTATTAGATAACGAGTGTCTCCTCCTAGGAAAATAAGACCACATGCAGATGCGCACATTACTTTACCATCGAAACTTTCGTTTACTTTGGCAGTTGCGACACCCGGTGTGTATACTACATCCCCATCCTCGTTTAGTACTGGCGTATTTCTTACAACAGTTACAACATTGCGTAGCTTTACGTGTGCTGCGATGCATGAACCTTCTGCTAGATTGCCGCCCGGACTTTCAAGTATTAGTGTAAATGCTTCTGGCATCTGTGGGACTATCTTATTGCAGTCTCCATCTTGAATACCACCAGTTAGTGAATATAAATTGTCACCTAGCTTTGTGAAAGTTACGCCTTCAACCTCTGCGGCTTCACCTTCTTTCGGGGAATTTAACTCTTTATACATTTCCAGATATTGATTGTAATATATACGAGTTTGATTCCAACCTAGCACAATCACAAGTACTACTAGTACGATCTTCATTGGACTAGAAATGATATTTTGTATCAGTCTAACTAAGAAGTTTCCTTTGATCGATTCATAAATGAATTGAATTGCTATTTTTACGTACTGTATTGCCTTTGTAATTAGTGACATAACGTCTTCTCCTAAGCATATTCTATATTTATGCTTTTTAGAGTTTTATACGAATATTAATTTTGTTCCCACCAGTTTTGAGCAGGTTCTTGTTGCTGTTGCGCTTGAGCCGCTGCCATAGCTGCTTGGAAATCTTCTTTCGTCATACACTCTGTTGTTTTGTATAGTTTGTATTCAATGCTTACTGGGTATCCATCTGGCACTGCCTCATATTGTGCATACTGTTGGCATGTTTCCATGTTTGGATATGGAATGAACTGATACAGTGGATTACCAAGTGGTACATTGAATGCGCTGATGATAAAATGTCCTACGATTAGAACTGCGCCATAATCAATCATTTGAATTTACCTCCGTCAAATATAGTGATTGTAGATGATTTGTCTGCTTCCTTCAATTCAAGTAAAAGCATACTTATTTCTGTTTGCAACTCTTGTGCATCAGCAATTGGGATACGCACATGCTGTTCTTTTTTGATGGTAGAGTTGCGTACGGTTGCAAAAAAATCTTTGATCTTTTTAAACTTCATCTTGTTTAGACCTCTTTAGGATTTCTGCTTCTAGTTGAGTTTTAGACTTGAATGGTCCTATATATTCGTATGTGCTTAATGTTTCTTGTTTCACACAGTACGCATTTTTCCAACCCGCACCAGGGAAGTGCAAGCCGTAGTAACCTGCTGCATAAAGAACATTACTCTTTTCTGTTTTCGTGTATACTGGAATATTGTTCTCTAGACGTTTGTTGAATGCACGATGTTTGCAAGGATAACCTTCAACCTCGTCTAAATCTTTTCCATATTCTACTGCTTCGATTTTTTTGATTTGTTTTGATTCCAGAATTTTACTTCCAAACTTTGAAGTTAACGCACTAAGAGATAGTAGCTCGACTACCAGTGCATCATTAGTGATTACCTCAAAGTTAGAAGAACTTGCTCTACGAATAGTACCAAGTTTTACGCCTGCATCTTCTACAATCCAAAATTTATCTTTTATGATTTCAATTGTATACATATGTTTTTTAAATATTCCCACGTATCTTCCCAAGATTTGACGGAATATACATGTCCCTTATCTAGTGCGCGAACTGTTTGAGAAATGTCATAATCATTTCCGCCCGGTTGCGTCTTGTCACCAAAGAAATATATGTTATTGTTTGTATCAAAATCTTTGATGATTTGCTGCTTACCTTTACCTATGGGCATAATATCCATACCAGTTTCTCCTGCAACTTGTGATTCTACATTGTGTTGTTTAGAGAAATTGAGATTAAATTCGTTTGATATGAACCAGCGTTCTTTGTTTGCCGTATCCCATTCAACGTATTTTTTACGTTCTTCTGGTGTTGCTTTCCTGCCAACAATAGAAAAGTTCACTAAGCCCGGTCTGACATCGAAATGCCAACCTGTGCGTGGTCGAAACTGTGAACGCATCAATACACTTTCGAGATACTTCCAAGGGCGCTCTGGTAATTCCCAGTCATTATTATATATGTTTACACCCTTTTCCCATACACTGTTTCCGCTGCAATTATATGATCTTGCAACAGAATTGAAAAGTTCTTCGCCAACTTGTTCAATGGTTTTTGGTGCATCGCTGCCAGTCGCAAGATACACATCATGCTCTTTAGAAAAGTTTAATAGCCATTCTTTGAATTCGTCGTTGATAGTACCTCTACTAGGAGTCAAGGTACCATCAACATCAAAGATAAATTTATGCACGGTCATTATATCTGAAATTGAGGCTCTGCGAATTCCGTATTGCCTGATTTTCTATGCTCACTGTGCTGCGAACTGAATCAATTCTTTGGTTCAATGCAGCAAGTTCTTTTCTTAATTCTACGATTTCTTCTGCGAGAGTTGTAACTGTTTCTGAAATAGAATTGGTTGCAACTTGCAATTGAATAATTTGCGATGCTAGATTTTGATATTCGTCATTCATGTGGGTACGCCTTATTTAGAATAGCTGCCATTTCATCGGGTGCTTTCGCTAGGTTCTGTAAATCCCATGCACCGCACCATTTTAAGAAGTTGATACCAACGCCATTTACGCGTTTCGGTTTGCTTGCTTCTGCAATAGTTTCGATGAATGCCACTTTGAGTTCTTCTGGTTGTACAGTTAGGTCAATGAGAGTTCGATTGCGCTCATAATCTTCCCGTACTACATGTTCTTCACCATTGTGATCAGTCCAACGTTGTAGCATAAAGTTGTTCCAGTTGAAGCCGCCTGTCTTGCGATCTTCAAATGCTTCTGTCATGCCGACTTTGTTTTTACTTCCCTTCTTACGTGCACCAGGGTACGCAGAAAAGATGTTATCAGAAGTATCACCGCGAATACATTTTTCAAATAGAAGCCACTGTGGATCGGGTGCTGCAAGTCTCTCTTTAGTTTTCTTATCTTTGATTGGAGTCATGTCTTTATCATCCTTAAAGAAACCTTCAAGTGTGATGATACGGTTCTGTACACCATCGTAGATACGAACATTCGGAGCAAGTAGCTGTTGATAGTCACTGTCACTTGACACAATAATATGTTGATCGTTTGGATGTGAAGCAATGAATAGCGCAATCATGTCGTCCGCTTCTGCATTTTTATTCTGTAGAAGGGTGACGTTAGTTTTCTTGTCCAAGAATTGTATAAGATCATCATATGCTTCAAACATAATCTTGTCTTCTTCTTGTTCACGAATACTCTTGGCTTCTTGTGCGGCTTTGCGCTGTGCCTTATATGGCTTGTAATAGTCTTTGCGCCAACTACGACCTTCAAGACAAAATACCGCGTGATCGGCATTGAACTTTTGATAACACATTTTGACGCTAGACATCATAATGTGAAATGCAAGTCCAATCTTTGTGTCGATATCAGTGCCGCGCATTGCCACGTGTTTGGCGCGATGATACATGTTGAAGCTATCAACAAGAATAAATGTAGCCATAGTTTCCTCTTTAGTTGTGTTGAAAATACTTTAACATGTATACGATACTATGTCAAGAATATTCTGCACGGTCGTCGTCCATTTTTAAGCGTTGAATAATTTGACCTTCTTTGCTGTCTACCATATAACTTTTTGGTTCACCGTTTTCGTCTTGTAGATCAGCAAGAACGATGTTTCTACATAAGTCGCTGAACCAGTTGTCAACGATCTGTTCTGGTTCAGTACCTTCATACCCACTGTTTGCTAGATACTCAACAAACTGTTCGTTGAAGTCTAGTTCAAAGTAGCCAGCACCCGGTGTTTTTGGGTCCAAGTCAATGCTCAATACTTTAACGTATGGTTCGTTATCCAATGTCGCTACTGCTTTGTCGTATGCACCTTGATTGATATAGTTATATTTTATATCAATGTTCAACATGCCAATCTTGAAGTCCCGGCTTTCGGGATCTTCAAGACGAACTAGTGCGCGTTCAAGTTCTTCACCTGAAAGCGCGTAGTTCAATTTAGCAATTTGTTTCTCTTTATCGGACAGAAACCAATTCTTAGGATTTAGAAAATAGCCTAGCATGTTACCAACCAATGCGTTCCCATGGAACGTCCTTATCACCGAAGTGCCCGTAAACACAATTCTTACTGTATTCGTGGAAGTTATACATATCAAAGCGACGAATAATACCAAGTGGTGTCAAGTCGATTTCACGTTCAATGAATTCCATAATACTACGGTCGTGACCATTCGATTCAACATAGATTGATGTTGGTTCCTTAACACCGATAGCATAACTCAATTGGATTTTGCACCAATCAGCCATGTTATCCGCTACCACATTCTTTGCAAGCCAACGTGCCATGTACGCTGCACTGCGATCAACCTTGGTTGGGTCTTTACCAGAGAACGCACCGCCACCGTGAGGTGCCATACCACCATATGTATCAACGATGATTTTACGTCCAGTGACACCAGCGTCACCATCCGGACCACCAATGACAAAATTACCAGTTGGATTAAGATGCCATATAGTTTTATCATCAATCAAATCACCGAGTACGTTTTGCGCTGCAAGTCTTGAAAGTTCACGCGCTGCTTCTACATTACCTTCAGTGTGTTGTGTAGACACAACAATCTGGTCAATACGCTTGACACGCCCGCCTTCGTATTGTACCGACACTTGAGACTTTGCATCCGGGCCTAAAATAGCACCACGATGATTTTTTAGTTCTTTTAGAATTTCATGTGAATAATAGATAGGCGCAGGCATTAGTGTTGGCGTTTCATTGGTGGCGTAACCAAACATAATACCCTGATCCCCTGCACCGAAGTCGTCAGTTCCAAGTGCAATGTCTGCGCTTTGTGAGTGAATTTCATTGTAGATGTTTAGATTTTCCCAATGAAATCCTTCTTGTTCATAACCAATCTCACGAACTTTATTTCGGACGATTTCTTTAACTTCTTCTTTCGATACATTAAAGTTTTTTACTTCGCCCGCCAACGTTACGTGATTGGTAGTTACAAGTGTTTCGATGGCAACGCGAGTAGTCTCGTCCCCATTCTTCAACCCAGCATCAACTAGGGCATCACTGATTTGGTCTGCAACCTTATCAGGGTGTCCATCGCTAACACTTTCGCTAGTAAAAATATAGTTGTTCATTTATAACTGCTTCCTTATATTGTTATATTGTTCTTCTGTGTGTACACCACGGAGATATCGTTTATTCTTATCAAGTCCCCCAGGCGTTCCCGAATAGAGATATGTGGAGTCTTGGTGTAAATCTGTATCCTTTTTGCATACAGATGTTTGCGACCTCTTGGACTGTGATATCATATCCTTCACTGCGCCCGCCCATTGGCATAAGATAAACCGGACAATCGATGCCATGACTGCGATATTCTGCAACAGCGCGATCAACTTCCTCCACGTCTGTACGATCAGAGACAACAAATTTGAGATACAGATTAGTACCCAAAGTAGTGATATAATTGTGTACGACATCAGGTCTAATAGCGTCTTCCCAACGTTCTCCAGAAACGGAGAGTTTAGGCGAGCATGAAAATGTGAATTTAATTCTCTTTTGGTTTCCAATGTAAGTTCGTAGACTTTCATGTAGAAACTGTGTGGAGTTTGTTTCGAATGTGACATTTTTCAAGTCCTTCATTTTCGGATGTTCGAATAGTTCGATGTAAAGTTTCTGCCAAGCAAGTAGAGGTTCACCGCCAGTTAGAATTAGATGAACATCTTGTCCGTTATCTTGGATCCACTTACCTTCAGGTGTTAGACTGAGTAGTTGTTCGACAACTTCATCAATCGTCTTATCCATAACAAGGTGTCTAAATTCTGGGTAGATGCTTGCATACGTGTCACAGCCAGTATGAATGATTGGTAGTTCTTCAAACTTAGTAACACGATCCAAGATGCCAGTATTTAGTAGTTCTTCAACCTCTGGGTTGTAGTGTGTTTTTTCTCGTCCGCGTGGCAACCCAAAGTTCTGACATCGAAAGTTACATCCGAAGGTGCGAAGAAATACGCTGGGAACCCCAACGTACTGTCCTTCACCTTGCAGCGAATAGAATGCTTCTGAATATCTTAGTTTCATTCTAATTCAATGCCTTCCAATGTGTTTAACACTTTTTGTTTTGCTTCTTCTAGCGTAGTTGCTTCTACTGTTGCAACAATGCGTGTACCATCTGATTCTAGATCAAAGTCTACAACGCTTTTGATTTTCAATGTAAGCGGCTGTTTAAAAATGATTGTATGTTTCATATTAAAAATATCCCATCATTGCTGAAATAGCAACAGGTCCGCCGACCATCATTAGCATAATAATCGTTAATGCTAGAGGAAGTCCTTTGCCTGTGCAGTAGTTTTCTTTATGGTCGTTCATCGCGGTGCAAACTCCTGCTGTAGCTTAATGTTGTCAAAGAATTCTTGTTTAACATGTGGGTTATTGAAGAATGAACCCTTTAGCACTGTTGTCTGTGTTAGTGAACTGTGTGCCATAATGCCACGATTTTCACAACAACCATGTGTCGCTTGAATGTAAACACCTACATCATTTGATCCAGTTGCTTTCATGATTTCACGTGCAATGTCCATTGCAAGTTCTTCTTGCAGTGTACCTCGTCTTGCACACCATTGTGCGATACGTGTATACTTGCTTAGACCAATCAATTTGTCTGCTGCAATGATACCAATGTATGCAACACCTTTAACTGGTTGGTGATGGTGTGAACAAACACTTGTGAGTTCACTGCGAACAACTAGCATGCCTTCATATTTTTCGTTTGTGATATTGTCAGGTTCATTTGGAAATGCAGTTGCATTTGGAGCAGGATTGTATCGTCCTGACATAAGTTCGTTGACATACATCTTTGCAAGTCTACGACCTGTATCCATGCTATTTGGATCGGTATGACGATCAATTACGAGAGAATCTAGAATACCTTCGAATCCCTCGGTTAGTTCATCAATTATCATGTCATATTCTTCTGGCATAATGAAGTTTGCAATATTATCGCCTGCCCAATATCGTGCGCCAGCTTCTTCGATCCGGTGTTTAATAATTTCGGAAGTCTTTCTCATGTACTATGTTCCTTAGTTAGATGTGGTAATCCCACTCATGTTTTATTATAGCATGAGTGGATGTTAGAAGTCAATAGTTTTTTAGAATGTCAATAAGTTTTGTTGCGTGATAGAATTTCTGCACACGTTCTACTTCCTGTTTCATCAAAAACTGCATATCAGAATTTTTGCTCATTTGCATACGAATGTACGCTTTGATGTTTGCAATGTTCTTCTTTGCTGCTTCTAGGTTTGTAGTCCATTCACTTGGATATTTGAATGTCTCATCCCACATTTCACTGTAAGATAGACGATCCGGTACCATTGGTATTGCACCCACAACAAGACCTTCGTATACTGAGATACCAAGAGTTTCCTGTAAGTTTGCACTGAATACCAATTTTGCTTTACCAAGTAACGTATGGTATTCTGGTTTGGTTAAATTAAGTTCTTGACATTTGATGAACTTATATTCGGGCATTTGTTCAGCAATGTAGTCAAAAATCTCGGGCTGTTTCTCAGGAGCAATTCTGTGAGGGAATAGAATAATGTCCTCTTTCGCCATATTCTTATACTCACTAAGTTCAGTTTCAATATATTCCATAGGCCATCCTACTTGTCTAATAGAGTGAAGTAGCTGCCTGTCGATATCACGGTCATCGTTCCAGAACGTATTTGTAAACAAGTCGATATGGAACTTTGTTGCAAAGAAGTTGTCGTCATAACAATCATACATTGACATTTCCGCGTTACGAACCCATGGCTTATCACCGATTAAGCGACCTAGAAAATCTTGGGGATCATAGCTACCAGCATGCCAGAGTCCACCAATTCGGAGTTTTATCCCAAGCAATTCTGCCATATATTTCAACTGGATAACAGTGGGATTCCACGCATCGGTATAGAGAAAGTAGTCACCATCTTTGATCTTACCTTCACAGAACAGTTTTGCTATTTGTTCTAACTGTGCGCTCTTATAGATATTTGTACCGCCAAAGTTGAGAAACGCTCCGGGAGTAGTTGCAGCGGGAATGTCTGTGGGACCTTCGATAACTGTAACGTCAATTCCGTTCTGTTTCAACAATGCGGGGAAATGCGTCTTCCATTGTTTGGTATAGCGGGATTCAACGCTTTCCAAGTCTATAAGATATAACATTCTATTAAACCTTTCAGAGAATGTGTAGATGTTCTAGTGCTTCGTATCCAAACCAGATACCAAACGCGAGATATGCCAAATAACCAAATTTGAAAACATATCTCTTGTATTCACTATTTCTAGCAAATACAAATACTAATGCAGCAAGAACTGCTGCTACGCCAGCCAACAACCAATTGCTTGCTGGATTAAGTAAGAGTGCCGAAAAGATTTCAAAACTCTCACGTGCATACACAAAGAACACAGTAGCAACCGCTATAACAATGCTACTTGCACTACGAATTTCTTCTAAGTGTTCCTTGATATGTGCAGTGATGTCCTTGCTTTTTACAAACAGATAAAAGAACAATACGCTAAGAATAGCATACATTGCCCATTCATAATCTTCAAGAACATCGTGTAGGAAATATGCAGCGAGTACGCCACCGATTAATCCCACAAAACCCGATGCATAGATGTTTGCAGATTTTGTATACTGCGTTAGCATCAAAGTGATGAATGCGATTTCTAAGCATTCAATTAATGTCACCACAAAACTTGTGATCATTTATTCTTCCTTCAAAATAGAATACACGTTGTATCCGCGATCCCGCAATTTCTGCGCACCACCAAGGAACTCTAGATCCATGATAGCAAGTACGCCAACTACGTTTGCATCAAATTGCATGATTAACTTAGTAACTGCTTCAAGAGTGCCACCAGTTGCAATTACATCGTCAATGACAAGTACACGATCACGTGGATTCATTGCGTCAATTTGTAGATGCAATTCATCTTTACCGTATTCTAGTTCGTATGTAGTTGATACTGTTTCACCTGGAAGTTTCCCACGTTTCCGCGCCATCGCGAAGGGCTTACCGGTGATTGCACTAAGAGCACCTGCCATGGGAAATCCACGCGCATCAAGTCCTACAATACGATCAAACTCAATACCATTTGCATTGATATAATTTTTAAACAGTGTTACTACTTTTAGTAGTCCCTGCGGATGATTAAAGATACTTGCCATATCTTGATACATCACTCCTTGTCGAGGATGATCTGGTACTACGCGCACCATTGCTTGAATTTCTTCTTTAGTTGGATGTTCAATTACTGGCATATTCGATTAACGCTCCGTTTTCACCATCTTCTGAGATTTCAATCTTTACGTCACGATTTGGATATCTGTTTGCAATTTGCATGTATAGATCATCGGACATCATTTCGCAAGATTTATAATCTAGATCAAGTACGTCTTCGTTGTACAACTTTTCAAGCCAGCGTTTGAATTGAATAAACTCAATATCGCGGTCATTGTGTGTGACAGTAACAGCCACACGAAAATGAAAAATATGACGGTGAGGGACGCCAAGAAATGATACGTCATCCCAATCACCTGTCGCTAGTTTAGGATCATCTTTTGCTGCTGGATAGCAGTGAATACCTTCACGTTTGAACGTAACCCAAATCCATCGCTTTGCTTCATTCATTGATTTTTCGATTGTCATATCTTGTTTGCGTCCTTCATCGCGCATATAATCGTAGTAGTTACTCATTCAATCCTAGCTCTTTTTCCATTGCTAGAATCTCTTGTTTTAGTCGGAGTTTTTGAACTTTTAAATCACTTACATCTAGACGTATACTATACTCTTTTTGTACCTGATTGTCAAGATCACGGTGTTCTTTTTTTAGTTGTTCTAGTCTTTGTAGTTTTTTGTCTTTGGTCATAGTTTCCTCCTCAGCCAAATAAATCTGCTACACCTTCTGGTTCAGCATATTCTTTCTTCTTACCCTTGATAGCTTCGATGAATTCTTCTGTACGAATAGCTGGTTCTTCGAATTCCATACCTTCTGGAACTGTACTAGTGTCTTGGACGCGTGAACCTTCGCACTTGCGCAAAAAAGCGCGATAATCCGTCAATAGCTGCATAGGGTCTTTAGTTTTAGGATCAAATAGAACCTCAACAAATTTAGCAAAGTAAAGAACTGTATCTGGTACAGATTCACTTAGAATAGAAGGTTTCTTTGGATCCAAGTTCATATTGGTAATGTCAATTTTATCTCTTACCATTTCATATTCGTGATCGAACCTGCGTATTGCATCTTGCATTCCACGGATATGATATTCAGTGTTGTGTGCTTGAACAAGGATATAAGATAGACTATCCCAACTTGATTTTGCTGGTTTACCGTTTCGATTTAGCATCCCCGGTTGCATGTAATTAATATCTCGCATGTTTAGGCGATCACCAATTTCACCAGAATACATCCACGGCTGTTGGTCCCGGCTCAGGTCCTGACGCCATTTCAGTTGCTTGGTTTTATAACTCCAAGCATTGCCGTTCAAGTCGGGATAGTCATACGCCAATCCTTTCGATGCTGTAATATAAGGAGATGCTGCATCAAAAGAGATTGTTATATTTGGATTTACATGCTCTCTTAGTTGTCGCTGGACCGCTGTTAACATAGCACCCCATGGGAGAACGCTAATACCAAGAGTGTGAATCCAAACATCATCTTGGTCAGCTTGGCCAAGAAGTCCATCATCACGCAAACGAATTAGTCTGCGTAAAAGTAGTTCTGCATCACCAGCGTGGTCACCTGCCATAGCATAGCCTTCGAAGGCACGATCACCATACACTGATTTATCATTGAAATGTTTTACACCCTCATACCACATTTCACTTGTTTGCCAATTAGAGCCGTGAAGTGTGTTCAAGAACTTAGTCTTGCCGGGTGTGCGATTGTTAATGAAATATTCATGATTGAAGATAGTTTTTTTCAAACAATCTTCTGGATCTTTAAGACCTGTGCGACCACGATACTGTGGTAGCCATGCCCAAAGAGGAATATCAAGTGTCATTGAATAGTCACAATATTCTTCAAGCCACTTTAGAATGTCATGTCTTACTTTCTTCCAGTCTGCACCGTCTTCAAAGTTTGTCCAATCAAGTTTCCAAGCGCCTGAACCGATTTGATACCCGCCACTATCGCCAACAAGAATAGTATGTTCACGATTACGATTAACAACCATGCCATCATCAATTTTTGATCCTTCTAGGTCTAGGTTCGCATGTCCCGCAGAGTATAGGCCATGTGAATAATACACATAGCCTTTCTCTTTGTCAAAGATGTTAAGACCATCTAGACCGTGTTCAAATCCTTGTGGGATTCGCTCTGGCGGGAACATGTCAGTTGTGCCCGCATAATGCTGTGAGATTTTGCGAACATAAAAGTTTGAGATTGCGGGAAGAAAGATTGCATACCCGCTATCTTTATTGTTCTTGCCAAAGTCTTTCATTTAGTTTCCTGATTTTGCTGGTAGAATGTATTCGTATAGACCAAGACCACTATCGACTTGGATCATCATCGCACCTTGATCTGAAATCTTAATGCTCATTGATGAAGTATCACCCAGCTTTAGAATTGTAAGAACTGTTGAAAGTGGAAAACTCCAACCAGTCTTTAGTTCACCGTTTACATTACGTGCGAAAGTCAAGTCTGCTTTATCAGTTGACGCGTCACCGATTGTGAACTGTAGATCACCATCTACTGTTTTCACAGTGAACAGTGGATCATATGAACTTAGAATTGCTGCTGTTTGCTGCAAGTCTTTAACTGCTTGCTGTGATGGCATGATTTCAACATCCCATTTTGCGCCTTTGAAGTTTGCGGTCTTGATCTGTGCATCAACTAGTTCACTTACGATAACACGATAAGTTGAACTTAGAATGCCAGGAATAGTAAAGTTAAATTCGCTAGGAACTTCTTCGCCATTGCGTTCTTGGCGACCGATTTCTACTTGTGTAGTTACAACTTCGCCTTCATTGTTGCGGCTTTCATAACCTAGATAACCGCTTAGAACACCAAGACGACCTAGACCGAATTTACCTTCAAACGCTGCTACGCGTTCATGTAGTTTTGCACGAAGAACAACAGTACGATCATCGTCCATCGCGTCTAGAGTTGTGCTTTCTGCATCTGTAGTTACTTTTACTGCTTGGATGATACCAAGCGAGTGAGTGTGTTTTACAATATCTTTCAAAATGTCACGCATTGCGTTCTCCTATATATTATTAGTATTACTATATCACAAGTCGAAAAAGTTGTCAAATGCTTTTTCAACATCAATCTTTTCACCAATCTTTGGGTTGTCTACCCAATGAATTGTATTTGGTGGCATGGTATCAAAGCCCCACATAAACCAAGCATTGCCGAATGTAGGATTGCCCTTACCAGTAAAGTCAACACGGTTGTTGTACACTAGTGCCGACATACCATATTCCATAAACATCTTTCCTCTTGCGCCACCTTGAAAACTTGCTACTGGAAGTAGTAGCGCAAATGGTTTACCCAAGTCGTAGCAATGCCGAAAGAATTTATCTTTGAGACTGTATGGTGGGTTCGTTATGATCCCATCATAAACATCATTATGTTCACAAGTAAAGAAATCCCTACCATTACTCCCAACAATGCTATAGCCCCACTTAGTAAATCCATCCAAAATGTTTGAAGAAATTCCGCTAGTTGCTTCATAGTATGTCTTATCTTTATTTAGGTATGGTAGCAATGGTAGGACCTGATCTACAGGAGTGTAACATTCATCACTCTCTGCGTTTCGTCCTAGACTTGATACTAGTTCTGTGTATGTTTTTTTAGCCATTAGAAATCAAACAAGTTATCAAAAGTTTCGCTAGTGTTTGCGTCACTCAAATCCCATTTAAGAACACCAATAAGGTTATCAATCTTCTTGTCGATGATAGTCGTTTCCATTAGATCGTGATCAAACGGAAGTTCTTGGAACCATTTTGGAATGCGAGTTTCGTCAATAGGATACGCAATACTTGTAATCTTCATTGGGTTGTCACGAAGTTTACATACGATAGTTTTCATACCATCAACAATTTCAAGAGAATAACGGTCGCTGTTCATCTGTCGAAGTGTATTCCAATTCAACGCCGCAGTAACGTGACCTGGCATAGTTACTTTCTTGTTTTCTTCTTCTACTTTACCAAGTTTAAAGTCTGCTGACTGCTTACTTTTAAACTTATCGACCATGTTTCTAAACTTAGTCAAGTTGTTAACACGCTTTGGCGTTCCCTTTTCCCAACCCGGCCTACTGCGGAATTCTTTCTTGAATTCTTTCACCATTCCGATAACGTCACTTTCGTTACCAACAGTTAGTACTTTGATAAGAACTTGCATCAAGAAATCTTGCATGTAGTCTGGCGTATCCGAACGCTTCAAGTCAAGACCCATTGCTTTTACTTTGCCGGGTTTCCCGTCTACATCACGGCGAACACCATCATCATCATAGATCAACATTGCATAACGTTTCTTCTTAATAAAGATAGCCATCGTTGCTGCGTTTTCTCGTCCTGCTGCAATAATCTCACCTTGCTTGCGAGGACAGTTAAAGAATACTTTCATGAAGTCTGGGAAACTTGCGTTCACTTGGTTCGCAATTTCATCATACAGCTTGAGAACAATTTCTTTGTCCCATGCGATTTCACCACTATCGATTTGATCTTTGTATACAGGATACATAGAATAATAGATAGAGTCAGTGTCACCGTAAATTACTGCTGGACCTTTGTAGTCATAGTCACCTGCAATGATTTCATTGGTCTTTGATCCCATGTGGCGAGTAATACAACGCCCAGACAGTGTAGTTGACTGACCAATACGTTTATCGTAGAAACGACAACCTTGGTTAAGAATAGCACCGTATAGTGAGTTCAAGTTAATTTTCTTCACTAGCTGACGCTTATCCCAGAATGCAATTTCTTCTGCATTCCCACCAGCTTGTGCTTCTTTCTTCTTCGCTTGTAGTTGCTTACGTTCTGCATACCATCGCTCAAGCAAACTCGGAATGATGCCTTGTACGTCCTGCTTGAATACTGTACCGTTCGCACTAATCGTCCATGGTAGACCTGAGTTGTATACTAGGTCGTACATTTCTGCGCCAGTGATTTCGTGCGTACTGCCATCTTCCATGTCAAGATGCAACATATTTGTCTTGTCTTGCCCATTCATGAAACGAAATTCTTCGGTCGTGAATGTATCTTCCCATGCTTGTGCAGCACCAAACCCTTTGTTCGTGCCGCCTCTGCGACCTGTCGCAATGCGACCACTGATCAGTTGGTCAGTGTATGTTGGTCGCAACTGTGCTGTAATAGTCTCGGGTGACATGTTTAGCGCACGAATGATTGCCGGATACAGTGAGTTAATATCGATACCAGATACCCATTTTTGAATACCAATTTTTGGGTTAGCAACAAACGCGCCTGCTGCTTTTTGTGCTTCTGCTTCTGCTTCTTCTTCTGGTGTGGGCTCGTAATCATCATCTTCCGTAGCCCAATCACGGCGCTTGCGATCTGGAACTACCATACCTCGACGGTGTGCTTCGTTGATGATTGCTTGCTCTGTAACAGCAACAGCACCCATAGTCGTTTGAATATTAACTGTGTTATCGTGCGCAATCTCGTTTGCTAGATCAATGAAACGTAGCTTCTTGTCTAGGTTGTCAAGTAGTGCAACGTCCTGCCTGTTGTATTCTACAAACTTATAGAAGTCTTGGTTATACAACTGGTCTAGAGTACCTTCATATGCAATCTTACGTTCGCCAAGTTCATATTCACCAATCGCATCTAGTGAATAAGAATGCATTTCGTGATATGTATACTTGCGATAAAGTTCAAGATAGTCGAGGTGAATACGACCAAACAGATTATAACTGATTTGATCTTTACCGTATTTCACCATCATCTTTTCTTTAGGAATCAAATCCCACAAACATAGCTTACGAGTGTGTGACTTAGAAAGCACACGTGTGATACGCCGAACAGTGTATGGAATATCAAAACCTTCACTGTTCCAACCAGATAAAACGTCTGCATCGTCAATAAGTGCTAGGAAGTCATTCAACATATCTGCTTCACTGAGATACAAAAATGTATTCTCAAACTTGTCGCATAGTCGCTGTGCTTCTTCTAACCCTTCACCCTCACGCATATGTTTAGGTGGGATAACAAATGTTACAAGTTGATCAAGCCACTGTAAATGTGTAGTAATCGCAGTGATTGGCATAAATGGATCTTCGGGTGGAGCAAAGCCGCGTTCTGCGTCAAAGTCCACCTCGATGTCGAAAAATGCAACGTTTAGTTTTGGCGAGTCAACATTCAGATAGTTTTCAGCGAGACAGCGAATTTCTGGCTTGATATCACTTTCGTAGATTTTCTTACCAGAGTTGATACGCAATTCTTTGTGCATATCTTTAAGGCGCTTTACTTTAATCTCGCGTACTTTTTCTCCATGAATACTTAGATGGTCACCTCGATCATCGCGAATGTAGAATTTTCTCCATGCTGGATAATCTTGATAAACACGTTTTCCGTTGACACGTTCAACCACTTGAACAATGTCTTTGTCTTTATTATAATATGCGTCTACGTATGACAAAACTGCTCCTTAATGTGTGAATAGATAAACTGCGGTTTCGGGAATGTCATTGATCACGATAAGTTCGTTGGGATATCGTTGAAACGTCCAACGTGAAGTACTACCAACACGGTTGAGAGTTACCATTTTTGGAGTTTGCTTTACTACTGTACAAACGTCTATTTCACGTGTACCGATTGAAGCCACAACTACTGTATCTTTTCCGATATCTCTGCCGAACTTATCTTTGTGAACAATTGGTTCTTTTGCCATTACAGAGTACGGCCCACCGTTTCAAGAACAGTTTCAACATCTTCGAAATCTTGCTTTGCGCCTTGAAGATTTGCTTTATGTGCAATTGAGATAGCTTTGTTTAGAATTGATGGTTTGATATCAAGTTCTTCTGCGATTGCTTTTACAGTATCACGAAGACCACCTTTAAGGTCATCAATCTCTTGTAGTACTGAGCAACCTTCGTTTACAAGTTGCGTTAGTTTTGCTTTTTCTTCTGATGTAATGTTGTCTAGTGACATGGTTATCTCCTCGTTAGATAATAAAAAAGGGAACTCTGAATCGAGTTCCCTTTAATATAGCATACTACGAGTCGAGTGTCAATTACTTCTTTGACTTAACTGCCTTAGAAATTGCACTTTCCATAATCTTGTCTGCTTTTGCTGTTACTGCTTCTCCAACTTTTTTAGTATTAGGTGTGATAGCTTTTTTAATATCACCGATACCTTTTGTTGTAGTAGACCCCGCATTACCAAACTTTTGTTGTGCTTTATTGATTTGGTTACTTGCGATATTTGCCACGCCCTTTGCTAAACCACCAAGAACGCCTTCGTTTGTTGTCGCTAATTTCATCGCCGCGTTTGCAACTTTTAGAAGGCCTGCCTTACCAGTACCTAGCATATTAATGATCTTTGCTTTGTTTGCTGCGTTAACTGCATCATATACTTTAACGATTGCTGATGCTGTGAACATATCAACTTTTGTTGAGCCGTCTACAAACTTGATTGAACGGGCTTGCTTTTCATCCACGATTTTACGTAGGTTAAACAATGCTGCACGACCTGCACGTTCTTCATCTGTTTTAACTTCGATGGAACCCATTGTTGTGTCTTCTTCTTTCATCTTTTTCTTGTGTGATGAACCACATGATTCTTCCATTTCTTCTGCTTCTGGTTCATTGTCCATTACCGCAGCATAATCTTCCATGTCACTGTCACTTGGCATTTCATCGTCTGCTGGTAGGTTCATGTCCATACCGCCCATTGCATCGTCTGCGCCCATGTCGCCACCTAGTTCAGGCTCATTCATTGCACCCATGTCTGCCATAGGCTCGTCCATTGGCACTAGATCAGTTGACTCTGAACCATCTAGTTCTAGAGTATGTAGTCGTGCGAAAAGTGAGTCTGACATGCGCGTGTATGCGTCATATGAACTATTGTGTTGCTTTGCAAACTGTAGTGCTAGGTCGTGGACTGCATCACGTGCATTTTTGCCTGATTGCACTTCTTGTGCTAGTTGTTCTGTTGCTCTATCTAGGTAATCTTCAAATTCGTCATTAGAGATTACAAAAGATTCGATTAGTTGTGACAGTTTCATTTTTTTCTACCTTATCTTTTAATCATTGGATTTTTAACGGGCTTGTTATACACAAGATTACCTACATCTGAGCTATAACCCATTTCATACTGTTTTTTCTTTTTCTTGGATCCATAAACAGATTTAATGGCGTCATCTTTCTTCGTGCCCGGTGTCATCGGCATCGCAACACCAGCAAAGGCGCCAGCAAAATTCTCGCTTATGATCTCTGAAATCTTCATAGTAGTATTTATCACTTTAAGTTAAGTTTGGGTTTACCGTCACGATCAACACTATTACCGTACTTTTTAACTTGATTGATAATCTCATTTGGTCCTACATCAACAGTTGTATTTACACCTTTAACGATACGACCAACACCAGCAGTTTCATTTACTTTCTTAACTGGGAAATAACCTTTAATAGTCTTACCTAGTTGTTGTGCTGTTGCTGCGCGGTGGTTACCATCGATAACTGAATACTTGCCATCACTGTACTGAGGACCTACGATAATTGGACTTGACAAGTCTACGCGATGATAATAGTCAATATCAATGACACGACCAAATGGGTCATCATAGTCAAAGAATTCTTCTTCGCTTGGGAACATGTCTGGTGTGAAGTCAGCTAGTTTCCAATCATGTGACTTGATGAACGCATCCATTTCATCGTTGTTGCCAGCATCGTGATGCATCTTTTGGAAGATACTTAACATTTCTTCGCCAGTTTCTTCATTAAATGCTTTTGCTGTTGCTGCATCTGCTTTTGGTCCGTCTGGGTGTCTTGGATTAACGCCAACAAGATCACCGTTCATTAAGTCTGATACGCTTGATGCTTTACCAATCTTGTCTAGTAGTTTATGCAGCGGATCATTAGGATCATACGCAGTTTCATAATTTGATTTACCGCGAACTTCTGTACGTTTACCAGTCTTACTGTCTGTGATATGTAATACATCCATATCTTTACCACGTTCTAGCTGTAATTGCCAGCCTTCGTCCACTTTGACTGCACTATCGCTGTGAATTTCTGGGTGTACATTTGTACCTCCGATTTCTTTATACTCTGCGCCAAAACGATCAAGGATCGCCTTTACTCTATCAACTTGATCTTGGTTTGCAAGGGTCACAACCATGTCACTTGCTCCCTGGCCCCATTCGTGTGGATCTTGCTGATTTAGTCGTGCAAAGTGCTGACCGAATTTATACCAATCCAAGTCACCAGATGTATCGACTACAAGTGTATATGGTGGCATAGTAAGCAAGTCTTTTTGATAACCTTGTGGATCAGGTTCTTGTGCAACACTCTCCATATGCTTAAAATAGTTTACTTGCTTTTCGCGCTTTTCGGCACCAGCCTTAGTGTCGTAAGTGCCAAGATTTTTACCCTTTTTACTTACTAATCTATATTTGTCGCCTACTTTGCGAATTACCTCATTGAATTTCATTGTATGCTCTCGCTAGTTCCCTGCCATTTACGCCTTGGAATGCACGTGCAATATCAAATGCATAACCACCAACATCTTGACCACGTGGATCACTCTTTACGAGACGATCTAGTGCTGCCAATGCTGCTTTAAAAAACTTGTCTTTTTGCTTTGCTGCTAGTTTTGCTGTGTATTCATCACGATTGACTGCTTCATTTGCAATTGCTTCACGTTCATCGCTTGTATCGCCAGTGACACGATATGTTTTACCGTTAACAGTAAACTCTTTCTTACCTGCTTTAATAGCATTCATACGTGCATCTGTAAATGGATTTGATTCAGCCACTCCTTGTTCGCCCATAATAGCACGATCAAGTTTGACGCCCGCTTTGTCTGCAATACGCTTTAGCTTTAGTGCATACTTGCCAGCTTTGAATGCTGCTTTTAATGCTGCTACTGTTGTTTGAGCAACCACTGCCATAACGATTAGATCAGTTAGTGGCGGAATAGAACCTAGGTCTTCATCTAGTTCTGCACTTTCAACCGGAAACTCTTTGTTTGGTGTGCGGAAGTTTTTCTTACGCATAACAGTTTTTGCAACTAATTCTAGCATACCACTTTGCTTATTCCAGTTTAGAGCGAAAGGCAAGTTAATATCACTACTTAGGTCCTTCATAACTGCTTCCGCATCAGGTCCCATCTGAGCAATTGGCTTGCCCCATTTTTTGAATTCTTTGGCGAACAAGTTTCCTAGTTCTTTAATTGTGATTTGCTTGATGTTGCGTTCATCATTTACACGATCTAGGAAGTGGCGTGTAAATTCTACATCAATGCCAAGTTTTGCAAATACTTGGTCTAGTACTTTTTCTAGTGCGTCTAGTTGCGTCTTTGTTACGCCTTCAAATTCATCTATTCTCATTTATTTTCTCACTGGTTGTCTATTAGTATTAAGTTAAATGTGCTTGCGCAACTTGAGCCTGTATCACTGAATGCACGGATTTCAATATCTGTTCGTTCTGTAAAACGTAGAGGAACAACATAATCTTTAATGTAACTATTTGCTTGAATTTCCACAACGTCTTTACAGTTCCAAGCACCATCGCCCGCAGCAAGAGGATCACGCACAAATACATAAGCAATAGTATCAGCATTTTGCTTGCCACTACTAACAGCCCATTGTGTTAGATATGCAGTCTTGCCCGCAGGAACAGTTACCATACTCATAAATGTTTGTCCAGCACCTGGAGCATTGTTTGCAATCTTTTTAATACGTGCAAGAACACGGTTGTCACTTGTTGCACGAATTAGTACGTTACCTTCGTTGTTGCCAGTTGCGCCTGCGTTGGCTACTAGCGCACGAAACACACGAATGAATGTAGTAGTGGTTGTACTGTTCATTGGAATAGTTTCGTTTACCTGTAGATAGTTTTCATCCAAGCCTTGTATGTTGATGGTTCTTGCGCCGTTACCTGTTGGGTTATCGGATGCATCGTCGCTTACTACAGTTACCGTTGATGGCGCAGTTAGATAGTTATACATCTCTTGTGTATCTGCATAATCCCAAACTGTGCAAATATCACCGTTTGGAACGTCACTTGTTCTGCCGAACTTTTCAATAAAACTTACACCGTCAATGTCACCATCTGCTACTTGAATACCCCAACCGTTTAGATTGGCAATAACACGCAATGCAGGATCTCCGGCAGCATTATACTCCATTGAATTCTGCACACCCATTAGGTTTGGGTCATTATTTGGATGTTGATAGTTACTCATAGCTCACTCCTTACCACTTGCGGCACGACCAATATCGTGCTTTTGTTTTTGGTCCTGGGTTATCGCAGTTATGTCTTGCTCTAAATGACTTCCTACGTGCAGGATTCGATTTTTTGATTTTCATATCAGGATCACCAAAGTTAACTTTGACTACATTACCCTTTTCGTTCTTTACATATACTTTGAATTTCTTAACATCGCCTTGCATAGGTTTGTTTAGAGGCACATCGCGACCTTGATATTCTGCTTCGAATATAGCATCATCGAATGTGCCATAGATTTCATCTGCGTTTTCTACAGTGATTTCATTTTCGCTTACCGGAACACAGTTTGGCACTTTTTTACCGTTCTTGTTCTTCATGCCAATTTGTTGATAGCCCTTCCAGCATGGACCCTTCGCTTCATTTACGATATCTGATATTTTCATTTCAGTTCCCTCTGATTTACGCTTTACCATATTTGTGGCAGTGCCATATTTTACTGCTTCCCAGTCTTTGCCATAACGCTTTTTGAATTCTGCATCTGGGAGATCATCTGCATACTTATCACGTTTTTTAATCTCTTTCTTTGAAAGTTCACGTTCATCTAACTCGCCTGGGCGAGTACCAAATGTGTCGTGTACAAGTCTGTCTAATTTTTTATGAAATTCTAGTTCTTTCTTACGTGACGCGCCTCTGTTTGAGACTTTTCCTTCACGTAGAATACGTAGATCCCAAATGATTTCTGCTTCTAGTAGTAGTTCGAATGCACAATCTTCTTCCCAGTTTTCACTCACTGTGTTTGGACCCAGTTTCTTCTGGAACAGAGAAATAACTTCACGTGGAATATCGTTGCGACCGTATAAATCTTGCAGAATTTTAACTAGTTCTTTTTCATCTGCGTGTGCAATCATATTGCGAATTTGTGTCGCAGAGTTAATCGCTTCACCTTGAATAGAGAAAGTAAATGTTGGAGTAGTAACAACGTATGAATGATCACGTAGAGGTTTTGCATTTTTAACGCCAGGCCACTTTTGAACGTGTGCAGGTTCACCGTTCTTTTTCATCTTTAGACCGTTTTGTGGGAAATCAAATCTTGGGTCTTCTAGCATATCTTTTTCTGATACTGCATATACAACGATAGTATTATCAGGATCAAATCTATCTGTAATCTCACTCGCTACATAGGGGACTTTGGTTTGTACGATTGCATTCGGATCAACACCAGCAAGCATCATCATCTTTTTCTTTTCATCAAACGCAAATGGTGATTTGTGTGCATCTGTTTTGTTTGAACTTGCAATATACACTTTTGCACCCGGAAACTGTTTCTTTAGATATTGATAAACTTTCCCATGTCCAATATGGAATGGGTGAAAGCGACCTGGGTAGATCACAACCAAGTTTGAATTTTCATTTTCAAATAAATCGTATAGTCTCATGCTGATTTCCCTTTAAAATAGCGTTATGTGTATTTATCATTAAATGCAGATATTAGTTACAAGAAAAAAACCCTGCCGAAGCAGGGTCTAGTTTAACTTATAATGTCATTAAGTTTATTACCAGAATTTCCACCAAGGTTTCTTAGAAACTTTGTGTAACTCCATTGCTTCAAGTGCATCGTCGCAATGTTGAATCATTGCCCAACTTGATAGCACTTGATGTTTTTTCTTTTGTTCAAGAACTTCTTCTTTCGTCCAGTATAGGTTTTCACCTTTAGAATTTTGAAATACTGCAACGATCTTTCGGTTACGAACATCTACGTATAGAAATTTCATAATATTTCTCCCATCTCATATATATTTAAAGAGACAGGAGCGTAACTTAACTACTATGT